CAAGCTAGGCGACTTGTACATCCTAGGCAATCACAGGTTGTTGTGCGGCGATTCTACCGTGCTGGCGGACGTGGAGAGGCTGATGGGCGGGGCGAAGGCTGACATGGTGTTTACAGACCCGCCGTACAATGTCGCAGTCTGTGGTGGAGACCATAACCCGCAGGGGCTCACCTACGGCAAGGGCAAGCGTATTCTAAACGATTCCATGCCCGATGCCGAGTTCCATCAATTTCTCGTAGACTCGTTTACCTCTATGTCGATGGTAATAAAGGACGGCGCAACGGTTTATGTCACCCACGCGGATACAGAAGGAATCAACTTTCGCACGGCCTTTATTGGGGCCGGATTCATGCTCAAGCAATGCTTGATATGGGCAAAACAGCAGTTTGTATTCGGGCGTTCTGACTACCACTGGCAGCATGAGCCGATATTGTACGGCTGGAAGGCTGGTGCGGCGCATACGTTCTATGGTGAGCGCAATCAAGGGACAGTATGGAACATCGACCGTCCTATGCGCTCAGAGATGGAACACCCTACACAGAAGCCGGTTGCTCTGGTCGAAAAGGCGATAGGGAACAGCAGCAAGAGCGGTGATATCCTGTTTGAACCATTCGGCGGCTCCGGCTCAACCTTGATAGCTTGCGAGAAAACAGGACGCAGAGCCTTTGTAATGGAGATCGACCCGCGATATACTGACGTTATAGTTGCCCGTTGGGAGCAAGCGACAGGGAAGAAGGCGGTGCTGAGTGCCGGATAGCGAACAATCCGCTCAGAACAGTGAAGAGAGCAAAGGTCATCATCCCGGCTCTGAGAACCTGCGCCCATGGCAACCCGGCCAGAGCGGGAACCCCGGAGGCCGGCCAAAGCGCAAGCCATTATCAGATGCCTATTCTGCGTTGCTCGGACAGACAGTACCTCCAGAAATAGCGCGGCAACTCCGCATAAGTGAAGCATCGACATACGCCGAAGTGGTGGCTATGGCGTTACTTAAAGAGGCGGTGAAGGGTAAGGTCAATGCAGCGGCTGAGCTTGCGGATAGGGTAGAGGGGCGCGTGATGGAGCGGGTGCAGGTCGATCATCGAGGCGATCCTCTCGCAGACCTACTCTTTGAGTTCAAGCGCGAATACGATGATTTGCCAAAGACCGAGACTCCTGAAGCGACCCCATGATTCTCAACTATGGTCAACGCTTAAAATCCTTCGCCTACAAACCCATAGAGCTAGACCGGCGCATCAACATCCTCGAAGGCTCAGTCCGTAGCGGGAAAACATGGGCGCTGCACCCCAAGATACTACAAGCGTGCCGCTATCCTATCGCGGGCTGGCGCGTGCTGACTGGGGTATCGAAGCAAACCATCTTCAATAACGTCCTGAATGACCTGTTTAATATCGTTGGCCCATCGAACTACACCTATAACCACCAGTCCGGGCTGCTCACTCTATGCGGGTCTAGCTGGCTGGTGATGGGTGCAAAGGACGAGGGCAGCGAGAAGTATGTGCGTGGGCTGACAGTGGGAATAGCGGTGGGAGATGAAATCTCGCTCATGCCGCAAGAGTTCTTTCAGATGCTGCTCACCCGTATGTCGCCCGAAGGGGCAAGGATGTACGGCACAACCAACCCTGGACCTCCAAGTCACTGGCTAAAGACTGAATTCCTCGATAATCCAAACCTGCGATCTATGGGTCTGCTATGGTCTGGGCATTACACGATGGAGGACAACCCGAATCTCAGCGCGGAATTCATCGAAGCACAAAAGAATATGTATACCGGGGTGTTCTACCAGCGGTACATTCTCGGCCAATGGGTGACGGCGGAAAGCTCAATCTATCGTGACGTGCTCGGCCCACAATGCAAATATGATGATTCCAGCCGTCCAATCGCTCTGCTCACCAGCCCGGCAGAGAGATACGTGTTTGTGGACTATGGAACTATCAACCCCTGCGTATTCTTGGACGTTTATGGGGATGGCAAGACGCTGTGGCAGGAACGGGAATACTACTGGGATAGCGAGAAGCAGCGGCGGCAAAAGACAGATGCGGAGTATGGTGAAGATTTCGATGCGTTCGTAGGCCGGGAGCATCGCGGCTTGGTAGTGATTGTTGACCCGTCAGCGGCCAGCTTCAAGCTTGAACTGGTCAGACGAGGCTATCAGGTCAAGAACGGCGATAACGAAGTCCTAGAGGGCATCCGGCGCGTATCGTCTGCGCTCAAGATGGGGATGTACAAGATTCACGAGCGCAACTGCCCCATGACGCTGAAAGAGCATGAGGGCTATGCCTGGGATGATAAGAAGGCCGACAAGGGAAAAGAGGAGCCGATCAAGGATCACGACCATACGTGCGACGCCGCCCGTGTGGGAATTTGCAGGGCTATTCCTAAGTGGCGGTTGGGATGATGTGCGTATTTCTATGCGTATCCCAATACTAATGCTGGTGTAAGATAATTCCATGAGCGACAAACTACAGGCGGCGAAGGAGCGGGCGGCGGCAAGGTTGAGACTTCCATCGGTTAACCAGCAGGCGGGCGCGGCCGATATGTATAGCAACCCCGCTGCGAATGTGGGATGGGGCAGTACCAGCCTAGCCAACGGTGGGCGGCACGTTCCCTTCCGTATCTCGCTCGACTACACGAAACTCGTATTCATGTATCGCGGCTCATGGGTGATTCGGGCTATCGTGGATACAAAGCCCCAAGATCAGCTAAAAGCCTTTCCTTCCATTGTTAGTCAGGTAACCCCAGAACAGATTTCTGACTTCGATAAAGTAGTTGCTTCAACCGCCACTCTACAGAAATACATAGAAGCGCGGAAGTGGGGCCGTCTCTTCGGAGGTGCGCTCGGTATCATTATCCTCAAGGGCCACAATGACCTGTCACAACCCCTCAAGATTGAAGATGTGGATGTGGACAGCTACAAAGGGCTTCTCGTAGTTGACCGCTGGTCTGGTATGTCGCCCAGTTCAGAACTAGTCAGAGACTTGGACAACCCCGCCGAATACGGATACCCGGTGTACTACGATGTTTACACTGAGACGGGAGATCGGTTGCGCGTCCATCATTCCCGCTGTTTGCGCTTTGTTGGCCGCGACCTTCCCTTGTTTGAGAAGCAGATTGAAACCTACTGGGGCATGAGTGAAATCGAATGTGTCTTGGACGAACTAAACCGCTACGACTACGGTATGGCGGCGGTTTCAGACTTGATTTCAAGGGCGAACGTCTTTGCCATGCAGAATCCCATGCTGGCGCAGATGCTCTCCGGTGTTGGGCTGACAGAGCAGCAATTGAAAGACTATCTGGTCCGCACGGCAGCGGTATCGGAGAACATCAGCACGAATGGGCTGTTAATTCTCGGAGAGGATGAGCAGCTATTCACTCATCAGGCTTCGTTCTCTGGCTTGTCTGAAGTCATGCGAATGCAGATTATGTGCCTCTGCGGAGCCAGCGGGTATCCGGTTTCAAGGCTCTTCGGCGAGACGCAATCGGGGCTGTCAAGTTCCAACGAAGGCGATTTGCAAGCGTACTACGATAACGCAGATCAAGAGCGCCAGCAGCGAGAACGTCCTTTGATGGATAAGCTAATTCCCATTATCTGCATGAGTACCTGGGGCATGGTGCCGGATGATCTAGATTACAACTTCGCGCCTATGCGGACGATGAACGCAAAGGAAAAGGCAGAGCTTGCCAAGAGCCAGTCTGATGCGATTCGCGGATACTTTACCGATGGGATTATTGGCCGTCAGACTACGTTGCGCGAAATCCAGACCGCCTCGAAGATTACCGAGATTGGCACGAACGTGACCGACGAAATGATTGAGGCGGCGGACGATGATGTACAGGTGCCTTTGCAGATTGAGGCAGAGGAGGCCCGCGCCGGGTCTGAGGAGTTTGCAGAGGGCAAGACAGGCACAGAGGCCAGCAAGACCAAAGGCAGTAAGGACGCTGATTTTGTGGAGAGCGAGCATCCGCGTGATGATGATGGGAAGTTTTCTTCGTCATCTGAGAGCCGTAATATCGAATGGAAAAATAGCAAAGGTATCCCAATGAAAGTAGTAGTTAAGAGGGATACGATTGTGCCGACGCATCACGACGACTGGGGAGGGGAAATAACTGGTTCCCCGTCTACTTCGTTTACTTATGAGGCGTATGGCAACGGGGAGAAATACGGTGGAATCGCTACGCATGAGGCGGTGCATGGAATTCCCGGAGCAGTGTCTAAGGTTGGCAATGTGCTTCTCACTCCTGAAAACCACGAGAGAGTTTCATCTGCTTTACGAGAGATGCAACAACATCCAGCCTATCAGTATCAATTGAAAGTCGAAGAGAGGGCTAGAAAGTTACACGATGAAATGGAAAAATCCAGAAAACTTTTAGCCAAAACCATGTTTGAAGATTAGATGTTACAAGTGAAATCCTTGGAAGGGGGACAGCATGAGCAACGACACATTCATATCGCGCAAGCCAAGGCCGCTGACTAAGCTCGAACTGGTGGACATCCACCTGCTCGTCAAGGCATCACATCCGGTACTCGGCTTGCCGCCGAAGAGTGAACCATGCAAGCCAGCAAAGTGAAGGCAATCCGCGCTATCTGGCCCAACTTCCATCGGCCAATGCGTATCGAGCTTGAATACCGCCGCGCCCTTAATGCCCTCATGCAGTCTTGGCTCAAGATGGTTCCTGCTGGGTCAGACCTTGAGGCCATATTCGCCTTTCTGAACAACGGCGGCGGTGAACGTGTCATGCAAGCCTCAGACCGTCTGGCGCGGGGCATGGTGACGGCTACAGCGGTCCAGAACGCGGTATCGTGGCGTGACGCGGCCCGGAAGTCTACGCAGGGCGCACGAATCTATGACCTGCTCAAACGTGAGATGGCTGGCCCGGTGGGGGCGCAGATGCGCGAACTGGTCAGTCAGCACGCTGCTCTGATTAGAACCGTTCCGCAGGACATAGCCCAGGACATAGCTTCGCAGATTGCCACACGCCAGATGCGCGGGGAACGGGCGGAGACTATCGCAAGGGACATACGGCGGCGTATTCCTGAGATAACCAAGAGCCGGGTAGCAATGCTGGCCCGGACTGAGGTATCCAGCACGGCTACATCTATCAGCGAGGCGCGGGCCGCACACCTGTCACTTCCCTGCTATGAGTGGCTGTCGAGCGAGGATAGGCGCGTCCGGCCCTCACACCGGCTCATGGACCATGTGATTGTGTTCTGGTCAGACCCACCCGCGCCAGAGGCATTGGCCGGAATCAGGTCGAAACTCGGCCACTACCAGGCCGGGAAGGTTCCCAACTGCCGCTGTGATGCTAACGTGATTGTGGATTTGGGCCAGATTACATTTCCCGCAAAGGTGTACCACGATGGCAAGATTGAGCGTATGGGCCGCGCAAAGTTTCTAAATCTATACCACTGAAAGGAGAAATGCGGAGAGCCAGAGCACACGGAGCCGTCCTTCGGGGCGGCTTTCGTGTCTATAAAATAATCCTTGACACAGTAATACGTATGGTGATACGGTTGGAATCATGATTTGGACGATGCGCTACGGCTACTTGTATTCTTGGGACAGCAAGCCTCAATGGCAATTCCCGATGATCCGTCGAGAAGCACTAGAATATTTGCTCCACAACCATTACAGGCGACTCCCACAGGAAGACAGAAAATCACTTATCCATCACCTATTTGACGATCTCCCGGTTTTCGAGTATCGCGGAAATGGAAGATGGAACCGATACGACTATTATGATTTGCGCATCGTTGCTCGTTTTGCCTCGCATAGAACTGGTCCTAGTGCGTGGAGGTGCGAGAACTGTAATTGTCTTATGCCAGGTAACAGAAGGAACGATGCGCCCCGTTTCAGTATGAATTTAGAACACATCTACGAGGGTGAGTGTTCCTTCGAATGCGCTGAAAAGGTGTCCAGAAAGAAAATCCAACAAAACAGACGAGAAGAAAGGAAAAGGAGAACACAATGGCAAGAAATCAAGGAGTGCAGAAAGCTATTAAGGGAGGAGAAGTCCTTAATCCAGAACGCATTGCGAAGTCCCAGGCAATGATTGCAAAAGATGGTTCTGTGGATACTCATTTCTTGGCGAAATTTATCCGTCAGCAAATGGCCGATTTAGCGACAGACGCGATCTCTCCGCAGAAAGCCAATGCGCAATGTAAACACGCGCTTACGCTGCTCAAAATTGCCGAAGTCGAATTCAAATGGAAGACCTCAGACGGCAACAAGGGCAAGTCTCTGATGCTGGCCGCTGGTTAACACCGCACATCTAACCGGGGCACACAGCGCCCCAGAAAGGGAACTATGAGCTTACCAACACGCGCAGATTTAACAGCAGCCTGGGAGAAATTCAACAGTGCAGACTATGCAACAAGTAAAGGCTATGAGGTGTTTAATGAGCAACGCAAGGCATATGAGCACCTTGAGTATGAAAGGAATATCGCAATTGGGGAAATTTTAGGCTTGGTTAAGAAATTATCTTTACCAAGTTCTCCAATTTCGGAAAACTAGGAATCATCCCGGCCTCTTGACAACTATGATACGGATGGGAATACAATAGGGGCATGAGTAAAACCACGAAACAACCTAGCAAATCTCAGTTGTTTGCCGAGATCGTCGCACGGCAAACGCAAGTCGCAGCCATCGAAGCGAAAGAGCGCCACGGCCTCGCGTTGAAACAGAAGCAAACCCTACTCGAATCAGAGCGTGCATTGCTGGTCGCCATTGACGGTTTCAAGGCACTCGGCTATCGCGGTGAAGAAGATGCTTGGGTACTCCAAAACAGTCTTACGGTAGCGCGGGCGCTGCTTGAGCGCATCGTGAAAGAGCAAGTCCATGCGTAGAGTCGGCACCGTAGTAGTAATTCGCGTGAATGACGATATGCTGGCCGTCGCCCGCAAGATGGCCGAGGCGCAAAAGAAGCCGCTGCGTACCCTACTGCGGGAGATTATCGAGGATGTGCTGAAAGAGGCAGAGAAGTGAGCGATTCAGATAGTCTTTTCCCTGTTTGCGCTGGCATTGTTGCAGTAGTCGGGGCCGTATTCCTTTACTGGCTACCAACAATTATTGCTTGGCGGCGCGACCATAGCAACACATTCTCTATCGGTGTGACCAATCTTTTCTTTGGTTGGACCATCATTGGCTGGTTATTCGCTCTGATTTGGGCCACAACGGATAATGTGAGGCGCTATGGCCGTTACGCCGATTCTAATTCTCTCCGATAACCCCACGGCTAAGACAGGCCTCGCTCGTATAACGCGGGAACTCGCTTTGAGAATCCATGAGAACATGAGCGACGTGTTCCGCGTGGCTTGCTTCGGGCCAGGGTGGGATGAGACGGTGAGCCTACCGTTTCCTGCATATCCCATTCACAGGATGGAGAACTGGATTACACCTGAACTCCCTGACCGCTGGCGTGAGTTTGCAGGGGATGACCACGGTATTCTTCTGGTGATATGGGACGCCAGCCGGTTGCTTTGGTTGACCGACCCCGCGAAGTATTGCCCCGATCCGTATCTCAGAAACTTCCTACTCCGCAAGCCTTTTGATATTTGGACCTACACCGCTATCGACGCGGAGGGGCCGAATGGACGGCTCTCTTACCTGCTCCGTGAAGTACTGAGTAAGTGTAACCGCGTACTAGCATACAGCGAATGGTCGGCTCGAATCATCGAACGGACCATCGGCGGAACGATTGAATCCCTACCACACGGCATTGACACGCAAGTGTGGCGACCGCGAGGGCGCGATAAGGCACGGCGCAAGTTTGGGCAAATTGTCTTCGATACGGATTTCAGCATCAAGCCAGACCAGTTCGTTATCGGCATGGTTGGAACGAATCAGGCGCGGAAAGACTTTGGTACAGCTATCGCGGCGGCGGCCGAACTCGCCAAGATCAAGGACGTGCTGCTCTGGATTCACACAGACATGATGGAACGATTCTGGTCAATCTCTGCCTTGTTGGTTGACTACGGTCTACAGAATCAAGCTGTGGTCACGACCGGGAGATTGACAGATGAGCAGATGACTTGGGCCTACTCCGCTTGCGATGTGACGTTTGGGATTGGACTAGGGGAAGGTTTTGGATTCCCTATCTACGAATCACTTGCTTGTGGCGTTCCTTGCCTCCACGGAAACTACGCCGGCGGCGCTGAGTGGCTTCCCGCTGAATTCAAATTCGAGCCGGTAGCATTCCGGCATGAGGGCACATTCAACTCCATGCGCCCGGTTTATACGCCGCATCAATGGGCGGAAAAGACACTCACGCTCATCAATGCGCCGGCAAGCCTACCGCCCGAACTCAACTGGAACAACCTCTGGCCGCGCTGGAATGCATGGCTGCGAAAGGAACAAATGTACCCGACACACGCAACGCCGGAGACGGCAAGCAAATTGATAGCAAATAAACCGCTAGACGCGCCGGGAGATTTAGGCAAGCCTGGACACGTCTGGTTGCCGGAACTCGTTAATCCCTCGACTGACCCCGCTGAATTGAACTGTGGCATAACGGCAGTTGGCGAGTTTGATTTCCGCGTTTATATGCGTGTTGAGAATAGACGTGATCTGCTCGATAAGGCAATCGCAAGCATTCCTGAATTCTGGCCGTTGTTGAGTATCGTAGACAACTCGCCAGACGGAATGTGCGATGGCTTGCCGGAAGGAATCACAATCATGCGTGGCCCTATTCCACTGACGTTTACTCAATCGCACAACTGGTTTTACAAGGACGCGAAAGAGAAGGGATGCAAATTCATCCTGTGGATGCATACCGATGCAGAGGCTGTAGATAATGGGCATCTGCGTCTATTGGATTTTGCGCGTGAGCAATGCATCGGCAAGCGCAAATGGGGATTAGCTTGGACTAGCTATGACAGCCTGACTGCCTTGAATCTGGATATGATTTCCGAGGTTGGAGGATACGACACTATCTTCCCAAAGTATTTCTGCGACAACGATCACACGCGCCGGATGCGTCTTGCAGGATGGGAAACTATCGACACGGGAATTGTGACAAAACATATCGGCAGTCAGTCGATACTCTCTGACCCAAAGGCAAAGTTTCTTAATGATGTGACGTTCCCACTGTACCAGCAGTACTACATCAAGAAGTGGGGCGGCACTGTTGATCACGAAACCTTTACCAAGCCGTTCAATGGGAAGTTGGAGTAATTGCATGAAAATCTCTCTCGATCTTGACGGCACGGTATGGAGCCATAAGGCGTTCTTTCGCGCCTTTATGCTGGCTATGCAGTCAGCCGGTCACAATGTAGGCATCCTCACCGCTCACCGTGATATTCACCGTGACGCTGATTTACTCCTATTGGGAAAAGAGGGATTCCCTGCGCCGTCATTCTTTCTATGCCGCGCCTATCAATCGACGGATAGCTATGCAGAGTTCAAAGCCAAGACCATCCTTGCCGAGAAAATTGATATAGCCTTCGATGATTGCAACTTCGACGGCAACGAAACAGAAAAGACAATCCACGCTCTCTTAGGGAAAGAGCGTCATCGGTTGATGAAGGTAACGCCGCGCTTCCCTGAAAATAAAAGATATGAGTAACTAACTAGATTCCTATGAGCTAAACCACTATTGACAAAAACATCGGAATACACTAATGCCCTGAAATTGCGGTTGTGCTATATTCTTTTCATGGCGCGTCTTACATACTACGCAACGAAGCTCCCTGATAAGGAGACTTGGTTCCAGACGCCAGAGGGCTATCGGATTTACAGGAATGTGCCGATTGCGCGTACAGGAAGCCAGAACTATCTAGGCTATGAAATCAAGAAAAACCCCGGATACAAGCAGGAATGGAATGTAGGAGACGAGGATTTAGTCACCGTCTACCGGCCTGAATCTGAGGTATTAGCTCCCGAAGCTCTAGCCTCTTTTGAGGGCAAGTCTGTTTTAGACGAGCATCCCGCCGATCCGCAAGTTCTGATTGACGCGGTTGATGAGTATGACGGAATCAGCCGGGGCCATGTAATGAACGTCCGCGCCGGGGAGCGCATGGCAGACGGCGAAATCGGGCCTATTGCCGACCTTTGGGTGAAGCATCCCGACTTGAATCTCAAGGTTGAAAATGGCTTGCGGGATGTGTCCTGCGGCTACACTTTCATGCTTGCAAAAGATGAGCATGGTAAATTCATTATGACGGAGATTAGGGGGAATCATGTGGCTGTGGTTCCTACTGGCCGAGCAGGGCGCTTGTACGGAATAGGTGACAGTGCGCTAGAATCAAGGAATAGGAGAACCATTATGCCGAATCGGTTGCTTATTGCTCTTGGCCTTCAGGCCGCACTCAAGGACGCAAAGCCGGATGAGGCATCCGCTATCGTTGATGCTGCGTTCAAGGAAGCAAAGGGCGGCAAGGACGAAGTGGAGTCCAAGGCCGAAGCAGAGCGTGAAGAAAAAGAGCGCAAGGCTAAGGATTGCGCGGCCAACGATGATGAGGCCGAAACTGAGGAAGAGAAAAAGGAACGCCTCGCCAAGCGTAAGGAAGCCAAGGACAAAAAGACGGCCAAGGATGCTGCCGAGTATGGCGAGGATGAAATGACCGACGCCGATAAGCTCGAAGAGGACGAGAAGAAGGACAAGAAAGAAGAGAAGAAGGAAGCCGCCGAAGATGCGGACGCCCTGATTCTTCCCGCCGATGAGCATTCCAAGTCTGAGTTTTCGACTGGCGATGCAGCCAAACATTTGCTCACGCTCAAGCCCGTTATCGCGGCCTGCAAGTCCAAGGGTGCGAAGGATGCCTATAATGCTCTCTGCAAAGGAGTTCGGCAAGTGAAGTCCGGTATCAAGGACGGCGCTACCGACCCCTTCGCGTTGCTGACGCGCATCTCTAGCGCGGACGGCGCAGCCGACAACGAAGCAGAAATTCCGATGTTCCAATTCTTCAACGGAAAGTCTCACGCCGATGGACTCAAGGCGTACAACGAATATGTGGACCGCCGCGCTACACGCGCCCGGAAATAAGGAGCGATACCATGCCTGCAAGCATCATTCCAGTAACAGGACTCATCCAGGGGCCGATTGGCACGATTTCACAGTCGGACTATCCGTTGACCACGAATCGACTTGTCAAGCCGACCGATACCCTGTACCCACTTTTCGGCGACACGTTGGTTTTGAACGCGGATAACACGTATTCAAGCGTGGCGCAGTACATCACCGTTGATAGCTCCTCTGTGACCGGCACTACCGCTATTGCGTTCGCACAGGCCAACGTCAAGACGAATGCCTACTACCCGACCAATAACAGCGGGGAGCAGAACACGTCCGGGGCATATCTTCCCGGACAGCCCTGCGATGGTTTTGTGCACGGCACTATGACCGTGGCGGTTCCTTATGGAACTCCTGCCGGGGCAGGTGCGCCAGTCTACATCCGCACAGCTTTGAGCGCCAGCTATCCTCTCAGTAAGGTTGGAAACATTGAGGGTAGCTCGCTCACCGGCAATACGCTGTTGAGCAATGGCGTTGTCTTTTCGACCGGCGTTTTGTCAACCGACCTAAAGACTGGGGAGATCGTAGCCCAGGTAACGATTTTGAATCGACTCATTCCGTAACACTGGAGCGCAAAGATGAACAGCAACGAACGTTTCTTGACCACACCGCGTAAGGGAATCTCGGAATCTCTGGATCAGGTTTGCGCCTGGGCTGGAACAAACCCAACAGCCTATGCCAAGAGCCTGTATGCGCTCCGTATGTCCGGGCCGGGTGGCAATCTGCTCGGCGCAAAGGATGCGAGTTCAACCGGCCAGATTTTCGTCCAGTCGGAACTTAACAAGCCCGATGTGCGGCTGCACATGCCGCTCGAAGGCCATACATGGTTCCGTGACGTGCCGCTGATGAATGGCGGCGGTTGGGTGGACACTGAGACGGCGCAGTTCGTTGACGTGTTCTCGCCGAACAACGTCGCTTCGCCGAATACGACCGGCACAAGCTCGAATAACATCCGCACGTTGAACTTCAACCGCTCACAGGACGTTTATCCGACCTTTGCCTATCAGGTCAATATCCGCATCCCGCTGATTGAGTCGTTGAAGTTGGCGCAGGCAAACAAGTCTCCCAACGACATTCTCGACAAAGGCGTGCGCACTGACTGGAACAAGACTCTCGACAATCGCGTGTACTGGGGCGAACAGGCCAATCAGGGACTCCTCAATCAAAACCTTCCCGGTGTGGTCAATCAGGTTGCGGCCAATGGCGCGGCTAATAGCTCACCTGCATGGGCAACCAAGACCCCGCTCGACATCGTGAATGATTTCCAGGTGGCCCCATATACCGTATGGGCCGCATCTGGCTACGCTCTCGACGCCGTGCCGGATCGTTTCCTGGTCCCCGCAAGCAAGTGGCAGTATCTCTTGCAGCCCATGACTCTTCCCACGACCGGCGCATCCGGCGGCGCGGCTACCACCGTGCCTGCCTTTGCAAACGTCTTGGAGTACATCAAGGCGAATTACTGGGGTATCTCAATCAACGGCAAGACGCCAGAGATTATCCCGCTTCCTTACTGGGCGGAGAACATCGGTGGCGCGGCGCATACCGGCAGCACACAGTTGACCTGCTATAAGTTCGACGATGATTTCGTGAACTTCGGTATTTTGCAGGACATTCAGCGCATGGGCGGTCCTCTCAGCCTCCAGGATGGGGCATTCGTGGCCACCTACATCGCCAACACGGGCATTGTGAAGCTCTATCGGCCCACAACCATCATGTATCAGTGGGGAATCTAACACGCGGCCTCCTCCGGCGAAGCAAACCATGGGCAAGGTGACAACCAAAGTTGCCTTGCCCGAATTTTTAGGAGTCACAGATGCCAGCCTTCCCAACTCAAGACATAGACCTTTTCTATAAGACGATCTATGGCGGCTTCGGATATAACGGCTGCGGTGATTGGGGCGCTGGTGGTTATGACGGCTGTCTATGCGGAACATATCTTGGCCTAGCTTCTGGCCTTCCGCAGACTGGTAACCCGCCCTATTACGTCAACAATTTGTTGGCGATCTATCCAAAGTTCTTCGGCGCTCCCACGCTCGTAACAGGCATTGCGGACGGCACTACTGGAGTCATCACCAGCGTGGATTCTACCGCTGGCGCATTGCCGGGTCAGCTTGTCACCGCGTCAACAATCCTTCCGTCAAGTGTCATTCTGTCGGTTGGAACCAACTCAGTTACCTTGTCGAGTGTTCCCAATCAAGCGGGCGCAATCACTATGCAGGTTTATGAAACTCCGCCTATCGCGCTTGCCGTCATTCAACTGTATCTCAATCTGGCCTATGCCTCCCTGATGCAGTCGCGTTGGCGCAAACAATGGCAGTTGGGGATGGCTTTGTATATCGCTCACTATTTGACGCTATGGGAGCAGACCGAGGGAAATCCGCAGACCACGCCAAACCAGATTGTAGCGAACAGTCTTCAGGCGGGGATCACGGTATCGCAGAGCGCAGATGGTGTAAGCCAAGGATTGCAGGTGCTTGCGAAGTTGGAGAATTGGGGAACGTGGACACTTACTCAGTACGGGGTCCAACTGGCAACTATGGCGCAGCTTCACACCGGCCCGATTTACGTGAGGGCGTGATGTTTAACGTTAACTACAGTTCAAGCGGCCCCGGCATGGATGGAATCATGCGCGGCATCGATGCTTTGAATGGGGCTGACGCGCTAGTAGGGATTCCAGAGGGCGATAACCGCAAGGATTCGTTGCTTAAACGCGCATCCTTGCTCAAGCTGACCAAATCTGGCAAGGTTACGAAGCTGGCGCAAAAGCTAATAGATGCGGCGAAAAGTCCAATCAGCAATGCAGAGTTGCTTTTCCTTTTCACGAATGGAAGTCCGTTGCGCGGTACGCCGGGGCGAGTAGTCATTGAGGCGGCAATTGAGGCCGAACCAACTAAAGACCTGATTGCGAAGGAAATGGCAGCGGCGGCGACGGCAGCTCTCGACGGTGATGAGAAAGGCATGATGGACCATTTAGACCGCGCCGGTACGATTGCAGAGTCAGCATCGAAGCGGTGGTTTACCGATCCTCGAAACGGATGGGAGCCAAATGCGCCTTCTACGATTCGGGCCAAAGGGAGCGAGACGCCTGGTATTTCTACCGGACAAATGCGAAGGGCTATCACCCACATTGTTGAAGCGGGCGGCGCGGTTCATACGGGGAATGGCCCAGAACTTGAAGCGGGCGATGATATTTCTTTTGGTACGCGGGCCGAGGAAGAAGTAGAAGATGCAGGCGAGGAATTAGCTGAAATTTTGGAGGTAGTCTAATGCCGACTATCTCGCTCACTCGCGTAGCTAATAGCCCTAGTTTCGCGCAGGATTATATCGTCAATCGCTCAACAGGAACATTTCAGCAGGGCGGATATGTGTTTACAACAGTTCCGATTCCCTTCTACGGAATTATTCAGCCAGCCTCAAATCAGGATTTATTGCAGATTGCCGAAGGCGACCGGGTGACGGGGATGATTGCCTTTATTTCTGAGAAGCCGATGTATCGCACGCGGGTGGAGGGCAGCACGTCCGGCATCGGCGACACGATCACATGGAGAAGTCAAGACTACCGCGTCGTTGCCGTATTACCATGGTTGGATTTTGGTTTCAGCAAGGCGTTGGCAGCGAGGTTGAGCGGTGAGTAGCTACCCGGTCCCCAATGTCGGTACGATGACCAGCACGGGCCTTACCGCGCAGCAAATGGCTATCATCTGGCAGAACATCCTCCTACAGTGCCTTGGAATCTCTCCCAGTGGCCCCACAGACGCTTCGGCGTACTCGCAGGTGCGAATAGACTGGCCTACGCCTGGACAGCCCGCCTGGGCCATAACGCAGGATGTGGCGTTCATTCGGGCAATCGAGACACCGGACGATTACAACACAGCCCATGAGGTACAGCCCGTTGTGGAGTTTAGTCAGACTTTCCCTGAGAATACGATCTACACCCGCGTCTGGCAGATAGACTTAATCTTCTATGGGCCGAACAGCTTTGACCATTCCAGACAGGTAAAAGACTGCATTTTCCAAGATTTCGTGCGTGATATTCTGGAGACGTCGAATCTGTATCCTGAAACCGTTGTTGGAACATCGCGGCGCACTCCGGAACTCTTCCAGAATCAGTGGTGGGAGCGTAGCGGATTTTCAATCAGATTGAACGAACAAGTCACCGATTCACTGACTAAACAGGCCATACGGAGCGTTGAAGTTGCGCTCCAAAGTGAGGCGGGTATAATCAGTGATGTAGTGGTTGGACTTTAGGAGCTAGAACATGGCGACACAGCCTCTTCCTCTTTCGATTCTTGCTGATGTGACGGTTTCCGTCACCCCGGCTGGCGTAGCAGTTCCGGCGTTCAACCAGTGGCTTGTCGTCGGAAATTCCGGGCGGCTTCCCTCCTATGGCGCGAACTCGCGTTGCGTCTTGATTCCCGGCGCTGACTGGCAAACGGCGATGGTCGGACTGGGGTATCAGACTACTGATCCTGAATACATCGGCATGGAGCAGTATTTTGCTCAAGATGCATCTCCAGTGACTCCTCCAGAGTACGCTTGGGTTGGTTGCCAAGACCCGTCCGCAATCCAGACCATTCAGGTTGATTCGGGGTTCGGCGGAACCGGATGGGCTGCAAATGACCAATTCCTTATCGCTCAAGGCGGAGCATCATACGGATACGGGCAAGTGCTCACCGAGACAGGTGGAGTGGTCCAGACCGTTGCTATCATTCCTGGAAAGCAGGGTACGGCCTACACGGTAGCCAATGGGCTGACCTGTACGGCAGTCCTACCGAGCGTTGGAGTGGGATTGAAGGTCAACGTCACCGCGATAGGTGAGACGCCCCTACAGGCCGTGACGGCCTGCCGAGTCAAACAACCGAACTGGTATTTGGTAACTTGCCTCACGGCGACCGATTCCGACAATATAGCGATCACAGAATACGCTCAGAGCGTCCAGCCGGCCATGCAGAACTTCTACCAGACCTCTAGCGTATCAGCATTGTTTGGGCTTGCCGGGAACATCTTTACCGTTCTCAAGACGGGCAACTATAACCGTGCGCATGGCCTATACGCAACGACCCAAGGCGGATCGGCGCTTCTGAACGCATATCAGGCGTGCGCTCTGGCAGGCGTGGCAATGGGCCTCAATACCGGACTCGCAAACAGCAACTTCTATCTGGCGGCAAAAACGCTTGTAGGGCAGACTCCGGTGAATGACGGGCCTGATACGAATACAGGCGCTCCGCTCACGTTCACTCAGATCAATACCTTCGCCGGAACGCCTGGGATTGGGTTTGGAAATAACGGCAATAGCTACAACGATTACGCGGCCAGTTATTCGTTCTACTATCAGGGCGTGAACGCGAATGGGCTGAGCTTTACAACCATCCTCGGCCTCGATATGCTGGCGGCTGATTGCCAGATTTCGATTCTGAATGTGCTCCAGGCGCTGCCCTCAATCCCGCAGACTGACCCCGGTCAGGCGCTCGTATTGAACGCGGTGCGTGGAGCTTGTGCAAGGTCGG